TTTAATGATATTTAAAAAAAAAAAAAAAAAGTATTAGCAAATTATAATATTACTAAAAAATACTTAACTAATTTAAAACTAAAATTTTCTATACTTGACCCAGATAGTTACACAATTCAAGATTTAATTAATCAATTAAATAAGGATAAAAAATATTATTTTAACAATATTATTATTAAACAAATTTTTAATGAATTAGAAAGTAATTCTTAAAAAGTAATTTATAAATCCATTCATATAACTTTTATTTTTTCATAAAATATATTTTAGATAATTATTAAATTTACGAAATACTTACTTTACTTTACTAATTTTTTAATAAATGAAATAATATGCATAAATGAAATATACATATATAAAATTGATTTATTTAATATATAAATTTAAATGAAATTTTATAAAAAATTTAATAAGGATATTCAAGAAAAAATTGATAATTTTGTTATAGAAAATAATAAAATAGTTTTTGATAATATTTTAAAAGAATTAAAGAAAGAACAATTTGTAAAAAATATTTTTACATATTTATTAGATAATCAAATGATTACATTAGAAAATTACAAAATAAATATTATCATATATTCTGTATTAAATAATGAAAATTTAAGTATTTTTATTTGGAAGGAAGGACGTAGAATAATATTAAATACGGAATTTAATAATAATACTAACTTATTTAAAATTGATAATAAAATAAAATCATATTTAGTTGGTCTTTATAATGATTTTTATAGAATTACATTTACTAAAGAATTAATAAGTCACATATAAATTAGTTAGTTAATATTTTTTTTTAAAAATATAGACGTTTTAAATATGCAAAGGTGTAAAATTTATATATAAAACTATTTAGAGATAAAATTAATTATATATAACATCAACAATTATGGATATGGTGAAATTATACAAATCTTATAAAAGTTTTAAGAAATTTGAAAAACTTATTAAAAAGGAATTAAAAAAAGAAGTTAAAGAAACATTAAGAAAAAAACTTAAAAAGGAAGCAAAAAAGGAAATTAAAGAAAAACTTCGAAAAAAATATGATAAAAAAATTAAAAATATCCTAAATAGTAATTCATATGTATGTGATAATTTTATAGTAAGTGATAAAATTGAAGTAAAATATGAAGATGATGTAGAATATAATGAATTTAATGAAAATTTTGAAGATACAGATGAAGAAGATTTTGATGAAAATTTATTAGAATCTGATTATGATGAGAACATAATTGATGATAATAGTGATTTTGAAGATGAAGTTAATGATTTTTACAATTATGGAGCAAGTATTGATATGATTAAAGTTAACGATAATGATAATGACAGTGATTATGAAGAGGAAGATGAAGATAGTGATGATGATTATAATCCAGATGAATATAAAAGTAAAAAAGTTATAGAAAAAGAAGATAGCGATTTTGAAGAGAAAGATAGCGATTATGAAGAAGAAGATAGCGATTTTGAAGAGGAAGATAGTGATTCTGAAGAAGATAGCGATTTTGAAGAAGATAGCGATTTTGAAGAGGAAGATAGTGATTTTGAAGAAGATAGCGATTTTGAAGAGGAAGATAGTGATTTTGAAGAAGATAGCGATTTTGAAGAGGAAGATAGTGATTCTGAAGAAGAGAAAGAAGAAGATAAAGAAGAGAAAGAAGAAGAGAAAGAAGAAGAGAAAGAAGAAGAGAAAGAAGAAGAGAAAGAAGAAGAGAAAGAAGAGAAAGAAGAAGAGAAAGAAGAAGAGAAAGAAGAGAAAGAAGAAGAGAAAGAAGAAGAGAAAGAAGATTATAAAGAAGAAGAGAAAGAAGAAGTTGTTAAGTATATTAATAGTGATTTTAAAGATTATAAAAAACCTGAAGATAGTGATACAGAATTTATAAAAGAACATAAAAAATATAATTATTGTATAGAATATAGTGATAGTGGTTTTGACGAGGAAGATGCTGATAGTTATGATGATTATAATCCAGATGAATATAAAAAAGAAAAAGTTGTAAAAAAAAACAAATTTATCAATTCTTTAAAAAATTTAAGAAGTTTTAATTCATCTAAAAATGATATTGAAAGTTCAGGAAAATATATTGATAACGTATCAAAAAAAGTAAATAAAATTGTTAATAATTATGATGAAAATGATATAATTTTAGTAGATTATGTTTCAAATTCTTCAGATGATGTTTCTGATGATGTTTCTGATGATGTTTCTGATGATGTTTCTGATGATGTATCTGATAATGATTATAATGATGATTATAATCATGAAAAAGAAGATAAATATGTTAAAATAAAACAAAATTATATTTAATACTACTGATGAATTAATAAGAATTTATGTCAATTATTTAGAAAAATACTATATCTAAAATTATTTAATTTTTTAATTTTTTAATTATTCTTGTAATAAATTTAAAGATAGACTTATTAATATTTAAACTTTCTTTAAGTTGCCTTAATTATTATAATTCTTTTTCTTTTTCTAATTTCCTTTCTTATTTTCATATGCAGTTTTCCCATATTGGTGTTTTTTTTCAATAGGTAGATTGTTTTTATGTTATTTTGTTTTTTTAATTTTGTCTTCTCTATTCTTTTCATAGTATTAAAAATTAAGTAATTTTAGATATAGTATTTTCTAAATAATTGACATAAATTTTGGTTAATTCATCAGTTGCGTTAAGTATAATTTTTTGTTCATATGAATCGGGTATAACAAAATTTTCAGTTGATAAAATTTGTTGTGTAATTTTATGTTTATTAAGTAAATATATTTGTTTTAAATCTTCTGGTAAGGATATAATTTTATTATTAATATTAGTAAACTCTTCTTTGATTAATTTAAAAGCATTATCATTTTTTTTTAATTCATTAATTTGTGCAACTAAATTATTATTATCTTCAAATAAATCATCATTTTTATTTTTTAAATCATTATTTTCAAGAAATAATTCATCTAAATTAGTATTAATTATTTTATTTTCATCAGTTAAATTTAAATTACTAACTTTTAATTGGTTAATTTGTATTTTTAAGTTATCATTTTCATTTTTAGAATCTGTTAAATTTAGATTTAATTCGTTATTAGTAAGAGTAAAATTTAAATTTTGAGCTTCTAAATTCTTAATTTGTATTTTTAAGTTATCTTTTTCTTTATTAGAAACTGATAAAGTTTCAGTTAAAGTAAGCTTGGTTAAATTAAGTGAATCAATACTTAAATTGAATTGTTTATTTTTATCAGATAATAAATTATTTATATTTTTAAGAATTTTATTATCAGATAAAATATTTTGATTTTCTTTTTCTAATTGTTTATTAGTTAATTTAGTAAAATCTAAATCTATTTTAACTTTATCATTTTGTTGTTTTAATAACTTATTTTGTTCTTTAAGTACTTCATTATCATTAGATAATTGGTTATTTAATTGGTCTGTTTGTATAAAAGTATCATTTTCTTTTAATTTTTCTGAATAATCTGTTTCTTTTTGATTTAATTTTTGAGTTAAAATATTAATTTTATTTTTAAATTCATCATTTGTTAATCTAAAAGATATAAGTTTTTGTTCTAAATCATTATTAGTTTTATTTAAAGTACTATTTAAATTTTGTTGTGTTTTAATATCAGTTTGTAATTTATCAGTATCATTATTATTATTATTCATATTTGATTGACCTAATCCCATATATTTAATTATAATATAATAATTGTATATTTAAAAAAAATAATTATTTATAATAATATATGGAAGGTGATTTAGATGAGTTTATAAATATATTACTATCAAATAAACCAGTTAAAAAAAAAAAAATTCAATTGGAATTTGATAAAGTAAATGTAGATGAATTATTTGATAATTTATTATATATATTTATAAAAGTTAGTAAAAAATATAGTAATGATAATGGTAAAGTTAATATTGATAAATTAAAAGAAAGTGATATTTACGAAATAAAGTCATATTTTGCTTCCTTTGGAATAAATTTATTATTGTATATATATAATATAGAATATTATAAAAATTATAAAAATTTAGAAGATATAGATAGAAAAAAAAAATTAATTAATTTAATGTACAAAATTATCATTAATAATAAAGTTTTATTAATAAGATTTGATTATCTGTGAAATAAATTAGTATAAATGTTTTGAACAAATATAAAAAAAAATCAATTTTATATAATTTTAAATTGTTTTTAGGATTATACGTATTTTATAATTTTATATATGCATAAACAGTAGATAATATTAAAATAATTATTAATGCATAATATTTAATATTACTATATTTATCTTCAATAGATTTATTTACACAATTATAGATAAGTTTTTTTTGTTTTTGTAAAAAATTAGGATTTTTAATTTGAACTACATTTTCAGTTATACGACCACCAGCACTTTCACAATTTAATTGTAAAGTATCATCAATGTTAGCAGAGCTACATTGTTTATAATTAGAATTATATTGTGTGTTATTAAATCCAAGAGGACAACATTTTTGATAAAGACAATCTTTTCCTACGGGACAGTTATCTTCTAATTGTGGAAAAGGACAATTATTGTTGATTTGAACTTTTAATTCTGTATCTATGTCTTCTAAATGTATATCTTCAATAATAGGTGTTAAAGCATCTATTTGATAAAATTCTGGAAATACATTTTTATTACTTAAAGAATACTTCTCGGCATCTTTACCAGTATAAGAATTTAAAGCATTTATATTTTGTGGAAAAACAATAGAAAATGTAAAATTTTTTGATTGTGAACAAGAACCCAACCCTCTTGCCCATCTATTAAAAACTTCATTATCCTTACCACAATTAGCAGGAAATCCTATATTTTTATCTTCTTTTGGTAAAAATGTTTGGGGAACACCAATTTTATCTTTATCTTCTAATGATGTTAATGTCCAATCATCTTGTTTATAATTTTCAGCTTTATATAATTCTCTAATTTCGTTAATATTTTGAAGTGGTATAACTCTACAAATAGCTTCATTTTTATAATGACCATTATATGTATTAGGATTTACATTTTCTCTTAATTGATGTAGATTTCCATCCATACTATTAAAATAATATCCTTCACCAAGTTTTAACGTTTCTTTAAATTCTTCAACATCACAATTATACTTTATTGAATTCATTAAATTTTTATCTTCATTAATCATAGCAATAATAGGGTTGTCATATATTTTTTCAGTATAAATTTTATAATTACATTTACTCCAAGAATTAGTATCATTATGTAAATCTTGTAAATTATTATATAATTTAAAATCCTTATTTAATTCATTATTAACATTATTAAAAGATCTAATCATTAACTCATAAATAGAAAGAGAATCAGGAATATATGTTTTTCTATGATAAAATATAGTTTCATTATGATTTTTAAATCTAAAAATATTGGATTTTTTAAATAATCTATTAATTTCTGCCTCTCCTAAATTTACTTTTTCTACACAATTTTCATATTGAATTACATCTTTAAAAATATATTTAGGTAATTCTTTGTATGTATAAGTAATATTTGTTATTTCAGACAATTTATTTGATATAGAAAAATATTTATCATCATATTGACCTATATACCAATAATTTCCAAATCTTAATACTTCTTGGTTTGCATCAAAATAAATATTTGATGATTTATTATCTTTATTCCATAAAGTGTAATTTATTATTTCTCTACTACCATTACTATGCCAACAGTATGATTTATTATTACTTTTAGCAGATAAAAGTAATTTACTATCATCGTAATATCCTAATCTCCATTTTTCTGAAAATTCAATATAACCATTACCAACATTAATATTATCAATATTATCTAATAATTGTAAAACATATAAAGCATCTTGATTTAAAGTTAAATCATCATTAAAATTATAATAATTATCAATAATAAAAATATTATTTTTTTGTATACTGTTACAAAGTGTAAAATAAAAATTATTATCTTCTAAATTGTGATGTTTAGTATAACCTAATCTCCAATTACCTAATTGTATCCATCCATCTCCTCCTTTTAAATTTTTTAAATAAGAATTACAAATATAAATAGAGTCAGTAATTTTAGAAACATAACCTCCTGCTTCTTTACACGTTTTAATAGGATTATCAAAATTTTTATTGTTTTGTTGAATATTATCAGTAGCACATCTTTTATTATTTGAAAAAGTTATAGAATTACTAAAAAATTCAGGACAACATTTATTATCTTTCTCATAATTTTCAAATTCAGGAAAAACACAATTTTCATTATTTAAACCACCAGTTTGTTGGTCATCTTTTGATATGGTCTCGTTCTCATCGTTGAAGGTTTCCTTATCTTTTGATTCCTCCAAGTTGCTCATAGAAAACTCATCTAAGTGTGTTTCCTGTTGTGTTTTTGTTAATCCATCCTTAATCATATAATTATATTTATCATCAATTACATTAAGATTATTTATTAAATTAGTATTTATAGTATTTGATAAATTATTTAACTTATGAAATAGTATTAATTTATGATTTTTACATATATTTTGTTCAGTTTCATAAGAATTTACTAAACTTTTTATAAAATTTTTTTTTGTATTATATAATGATTCATTTTTAAGTATATCTTTTTTTAATTGTTCTATATTATTTAGTTCATTTAATTTATCAATTGTTAATTGTTTTGTTTTATAATCATAAAATTTTAATAGTTTATATTTTTTTCTAATATTTGTTCCTATTTTGCATAAAATAAAAATAATAATACTTAATAAAGTAATTCTGATTAATACAAGTTTAAGATTAATAATCATATTAATATTATAGAATAAAAAAAAAATAATTAATTAAGTAAAATTTAAAAATCAATACATATAGTATCGTAATTTAATTTTGGTATTAAAGAAGATATAATTTTAAGAAATAAGACTAAATATAAGTTATTTTGAAAATTATCTATATTATTTATTAATTTTTTCATAGTTACAGAATGTTTACAAGGATGTAATGATAAACAACATAAATCAATATGAGGATGTTTTTCTAATGTTAATGTATTTGAGACATATTCTTGTTGAACATCATTTAACATACAATTATATGTTAAAGGATGACTATTTTCATTGTAACCAAATAAGTATATTCTAGGTGTATTAAAATACATATCATATATTATATGAATATCATAAAATCTATCATCAGTTGATTTTGTATTAGTTATTAAAACACAAGTATCATCATACTCTAAATCAATTAAATTCTCTAAATCTTCATCAATATTATCTACATTATTATCTATATCATTATCTATATTATTATTTGTATTATTATTTGTATTATTTGTTTCAATAATAATTTTTTCATTATCATTTATAATGGTTAAATTATTATTATTATTGTAACATTTTATACTTCTTGCTATTAAAAATTGTTTATTATTTGGTAAATACTTATTTTTAGTTATACCGGAGGACCAACACCAATTAGGATTTAATTTTATTAATTTATCTCCTGAATTAATAAATTGTTCTATTGTTAATTCACCAGTTTTTTTTATATTATCACCTTTAGCAAGAGGTTTTACAATTTCAACTGTTTTTTTAAAAAGTTCAAAAGTTTGGTTTATCATATATATATATATATATATATAATGAATTATTCTAAATATTTTATATATTTAAAATATTTTTCATAAAATTAAATGCATATTCAATTATTTTACATCTTTCAATTTCATAATCTCTTAATTTAGATAAAGCATCTGTTTTATTAAACCATGCAATATTTTTAATTTCTGTAATTTGATTATAATTATTTTTATTAATTTTAATTTT